GCAACGTTTGCCTCACTTGTATTAATCCAACTTATACCAATTCCAGTTGAAGAAAGAACCTTTCCCGAATCTCCTATGTTACCATTACTATCTTTAATTCCACCACCCGCATGAAGAAATCCATCAACAGTTTGAATTCCTGTTATATGTGTATCACTTGAAATACCAACACCATATTTTTCCGAATCAGATCCAATACCTACAACAGTCTCTTGGCCTGCAGCATTATCTAAAACAAATGGATGGAATATAGTTCCTGACATCTTTATTCTTCAGTGTAAATTATATCACCACGCAACTCAGCAAGTTTTGCAATTGCTATTGATTCAATACAAGTCCAATAAGTTTCACCACTTACCATATTCTCATCAGTAAAGTATTCTGCAATGTCCTCTTGCAGATATTGTAACTCTCTTAACTGGTGTCTTTTAATGTGCATGATTTGCTGGCAAGATGTTTTTATTTAGGTTTACCTTGTTCCATTATTGTATCGCCTTGGTACTCAACCGTCAACCTATCAACATCTTTTCTTTCACCATAAACAATATAACTACAATGAATCGAAGTGTTACCAAAGTTTCTCACTACAATTTTATTTTCAGCAAGTGTATAATGTAAGTATTGATAATTTCCAATCGGAGTTAAATGAACTGTAATTGTGTTAGAATCAACTAAATCTTTCCAGTAATCAGGAAGATCAATTATTTGACTGTCTTTTAAAACTCCTCGATAATAAACACCTATCTCTGGGCCCTCAAGAGATGCGTGAGCAAGACGATGATTTCTTTTTGATGGATGTTTAATATCAAATAACTTACTAGTAGCAACGATTGAACTTGACCAAGTGGCAAATCCAGCTCGCATCGTGCCACTGATTGTAATATTACCTGTAATTTTTTGATTGCCAGTTAAAGTAAAATCACCAACTTGTGTTTGATTTCCTAATTGAAAACTATTTCCTAAAATATAAAGTGATAGATTTTGTTTAACTCCAGATTGTGGATTTGGAGGGCCTATTAGAACTGTTGCCAAATCACCAGGTAATGATTGCCCCTCACCAAATATTGAAACTCCAGAGTTGGTTAAAACACCTGCTTCAGTATAAGGTATTTGACTTGGATATAGTTTTGAATAATCTTTAAATCCAACGTGAAGTCCTATTGTTTGTAGTGAGAGATTTTTAATTGCCATATTATTATCCTATTTCATTGTAAGCATCAATCTTAGATACCTCTGGAGAAGGTTCATGAAATGGACTGACTTGATCATAAAATGTTGGTGCGATGGAGGAATCAAGTCCAGATGTTGTATGAATAACTTCCGATTCACAGTGAATACCAACAGCACCGCCACCATTTATGAATAATTCTTTTGTTGCATCAATGGTAAAATCTGCTTGAGCAACCATTTCTGTATCAGCACCTGATCTTGTTTTAATATTTTTATTTGCATCTAAGTAAATATTTTTCTGTGCAACTAAAGATATATTTCTACCATTTATTTCTATATCACTTGACTTTGATTCAATATGAATTACTCCATTTTTACATTCTAGTTTAATTGCAATATCACCCTCACCAGTTACTTCACCATTATTAACTTCAGGTAAATATCCAGAATAAATTTCAAAAGATTTGTTTGATTTCATTTTACCTTGTCCACCTTCATAAAAATGAAGTCCTTGTCCTGTATTTGTGCTTACACAATACTCAGATCTCCCATGCAAATCGGTAGGGCCACCACCAGTAATAGAACAAGTGGGTTTAGTATCACGAAAAAATCTTGCGATATGTTCTTTGAAATCATCAGAGTCTAATAACTTTTGTATCTCTCTCTCGTCCATCAATAACCTCCCCCATATCCACCACTACTTGGTGGGTCACTTGGTGGTGTTGGGTCACTTGGTGGTGGTGTTGGTGTAGTAGTGTCTGTATTCATTGTGGAACTAGAAGTCGTCGTTGTTGTAGTATCTTCTTCCACTACTATAGAAGTTGTAATAGTATTGGTTTGGGTAGGAGTTTCTGTCTCAGATGTCTCTTGTGTTGTAGTTGTATAAGAGGTTGGTGGAACATACTTTCCTAGACTCTCTTCTATTGTATCATAAATTATTGAATCTGTCTCCCCATGAGTCGCACCTGTCATTTTTCTACCATCCGACATCACATGATATGGCCCAGAGTAAGCAATACCATCAACATATCCAACAAACTCTTTATTATCACCAATACAATCAACAACACTTGTAATTCCAATGAGTGGTGTTTTCTTCCTTTCCTCTCCACCAACATCAGTTGGGAGTTGACCTTTGAATGACATAACAGGAATTATTTCTGCACCTGATCCAGTTCTCGTCTTAACAGCAAGTGTTGGAGCAGAAGTATATTCTGTAAGTAAATTTGGTGGTAGTTCAACAATACCTATTGATCCACTTGGAGATGTCACAATTGGAATATTTGTACCATCCTGAAGAACTATTGAATCATTAGGATCATAATTAATACCTGGTGACACGATATAAGTATTTGTAATCACACCAACTACATTTGTTCCAACTCCTACATTTGGAGCATCATTCAAGCAGTAACCAGAACCAGAAGAGAGAATTACAACTTCAGTTATAACACCATCTTTGATTATAGGTTTTACATCTGCACCATGACCATTTCCAGTATTATCGATTATGGTTATACTTGTATTATTTTCATCATATCCACTACCTCCATTGATAACTTCGATAGAAAATATTCTTCGACTATTACCAACAACAATAAACAATTCTGCCCCCTGACCTGATCCAATCACCTGATATGTTGGTGGAATACACATAGGATAGATATAACCTGGTGCTCTAGGAACAATATCCTCTTGCGAAGTCGGATTATCATTCTTCTTATTACATGCATCGAACTGATTATTTCCAGCACCAAATAAAGATATTTGATCTATTGCTCTTTCAATTGAACCAGCAGTTGTTCCTGCAGATACCACTGAGTCATTTTCATTACCAAAGAAATTAGTAATTCCACTGTCTATTCTGGTTCCAATACCAGCAACTGTATTTCTCAAACCTCCAATTTTATCTACACCCTTCATGAATCCACCATAATCATCTTTAGGCATTAACTTTTGTCCTTGATATGACACCCACTCTGATGGAGTTGCACACTTATCTGCATTACATCCAATAAAATCAAATATTTTCTTTGCTAATCCACTTACACTTCGAAGAACACCCTTTACTGAATTCAAACCACCCAATAACCAGTTCAGTCCACTCATTATTTTTCCTAATGCACCCTCCAACATATCAAACATTTTTGCAAATATTCCTGCAGTAAACTGTTCAATCGCACATAACGCACCGTTTATGACTTTTCCAAGAAGATTCTGGAACATGTTACTAATAAAGTTAGTCATCTTTCCAAGAATACCTTCAAAAGCACAATAGATTAATTGCATTGCACCTTTGAACCCTTTTTTCAATTTTAATTCTTCAAAAAAGGAATCAACTCCTTTTGCACCTGCTTTGATTGGGCCCAAAAGTTTTTTAAATTCTTTATTTAATCTCTTAAGAAGATTAGTTTTAACAGAATCTAGTGTGCTTTTCATGATAGAACCCACCTGACCAGTTACGAAGGCAAGTTCTGCTTGCATATTGACTACAGAATTTGTGAATGGACTAATCCAAGCATCTCCAACATTCTCAAGTTCACCTAATAGTGCAATAAAATCAGTTATTGCTTGAGTCATTTTTCCAACTGTGGTATCATTACAAGGTGTCCACTTTGGAGTTTTTTTACTTGTATCTTTTTCTACCTTACTTGCGGCTGAGTCTTGTTCATATGCAGTTGGAACATTATTAATTTCTTCTCCTTTTTTTGTTTTATGAGAATTGTGTCTTCTTCTATGCGATCCTTGCAAGTCTGCTTGAAAGGGAACAAATCCGCTACTACTTACTGTGTCAATTTCATCATTCCATATTTGTGGTTCGACATTTTTAGGTTTAGATAGTAATCCCATTATGACTGGTTGTTGTGCATCATCACCATCTAAAAAGAAACCAACACAAACTTCTCCTCCAGCAAGAGTCAAAGATCTTCCAAGGCCTGCTTGACCACTTCCATCAAAACCACTTGCCATCACTTCTGCCCACGGTAAATCCTCATCAGGAAGTATTGTTCCTTTTGGATCAAAAGGATGATACCCGATGATACGAACTTTCACTCGGTTATGTTTTTCACCTTGGCCTGCAAGATAAAAATTTATATCTCTCCAGACTTTAGGTGGAGCGACTTGACCGATCCACCATTTAAATCCATCCTTACCTGCGAAATGTGTTTTACCTAAAGACTGATCAATCATTAGTCATCGTATACTAAACACTCTGGTTCATCAGGATGCATCTCACAAAATAATTCTAATACATTAGGATCGTGATGATCACCTGCTTCTATCTCATCATGGTGATGATCTGCATATACCTCAAGTTCATGTAACTCTTCAAGCATATGCCTCTTCATTGGTTCAGAGGTTTGTGGGTCGGCAAGAACTTCCTTGTCGTGTTGAATGTGGTCTTCTATGCTTTTCATTTTTTTCCTCCATGTACAGTATGTACATTTATATTTATCCCTCTATTATACATCAAATTATTTAAATTGGTTTGCTCTGAATCTTCTTTGTTTCTCTCTGTTACTTTCATATGTAGGAATCACTTTTGATTTTTCAACTTTCACCTTTGAATATCCATAAGAATCTCGAACTAAATTAAGTGATGTAAAACTTGCATTTCCTTGAATATGATGATTCAATCTCACAACTAAGTAATTACCACTTGCCTTTGCATCAAGTTCAGATGATTGACCATCTTTTAGTTCAGGGAACACACAGTTTATTAAATCACCTGCCTTAATTTTAATGTTCAATGGTATTTGAATATTAACAGACTGGGAGAATAGAGCATTATATCTTGAAAAAGATTTTGCCATATCAGCTTCATCTCTTCCAGAAGTTCCTAGTCCACCAGTTCCAATTCCCAGTGCACCATGATCTGATATTCTAACGAAAAGTCTACTTGTTAAATTTTTAACATTATTAGGGACAGGAATTTTTGACCCATCTGCTTCCTTTACATTACCTAATCTATTTTCAACATGCTCTTCTAACTGATAATCATATTGTGATACTTTTTGTGTTAATGAATCAAAGAAAAGAGTTTTATTTGCAAACTGTCCGATTGCTAATGATTTACGAATATCAGACCCTCGATCAATATGAAAGAAGTTTATTTTAAAATTTTCATCAAGATCATATGCGTTACCAAATGCACCATGTCCTTGATAAGTATAGGGCCCATGTATTTCAACTCCTTGTTTTTTAACATCTGCAAAACCAATACTAGATCTAGTATTAGATACCAATCCCTCTATACTTCTAAATTGAAATCCATCTCTAGTTTCGTAGAAAAAATATCCAGCAGTACCAACTGCTTTTGCATATTCACCTTCTCCTGATACTCCATGTTTTGAACTTGCAATTGCCTTTGGACATAACCACTCAATCGTATGAAAAGGTTTTTTTGTATTACCCATAAAGGAATAAGTATTAGTCGTCTCGTCAATCGTTCCAATTCTATTTGATTTGATATTCATTGTATTTTCTAGTACATCTGTCACATGTTTATCAATCGTTGCTGACTTATATTTTTTCATACATCTTGTGGTCTCATTTGAAAAATATTCTGGTGATGTCACATGTAAACTAAATGACTGTGCCATTGATGGTTGATCTAAATTTTTCATCCCATACACATATAATTCTCCAGATCCTGGTGTAATGCCTGATTCTTTCGTAGACTTACCAAACTTGAAGTTTCCAAATAAAGTGTCAATGTCCATTGATATCATCTCACCACCACGAATAGGCAACTCACTTACAAAATTATATGACGACCTTAACTGCATCTTCATACTAATTGTTGGACTTAATATATTTTCAAAGTATTCAATATACTCTAGATGTCCAGTCAAATCGATAGGTTTACCTCCAGTTTGTGGTGACTGAATATAAACAGAATTAAATTTAAGTCCTTGAGATGCTAAAGCCATTATGCGTTAAGTTTATACAGAAGTATGTCTTCACCTATATTTAACGGTTCCATTGGAATGAAACTCACTTTATCTCCACCACTGGTGGATGGTATGTTATTAGATGAAGTATTGTTTTTACCACTATCAGTGGGAGCAATTAATATTTTAGTTCCACCACCATCAGATGAAACTTTATTTCTAAATTCTTTTATTGCGTTATTTTTATCATTCTTATGGGCTTTTATTTTATCATTTGAAGATTCAGTTATGTATAATTTATGTTTTGACATATCATTGGGGAAAAATAACTCGTTGTTTACAGCTACTCCCAAATCATAAATTGCTGTGAAAATATTATCTTTTAAATTAACGATTGACTTACCCTCTTGGTATGCATCATACGCAGTCAGTAAGAAAGATATACCTTTTGGAATGGGATGATTGAAGAACATTCCTGCTTTTGTAAAGAATTTTCCCTTAGTAGGAATTTTTAAAAACGTATCCTTAGTTACTTTTGAATTAAATATTTTCGAGAGTGCACCTTTTTTAAAAGTATTCTCACTTATCATTGGATTATCTGCCACATTAAATCTTTTAAATGGATTTCGTTTTGAAAAATTAAGCACACCAGGTCTTGTTGTTTTAAATTTAGTTGATATTCTACCGCCAGAATTTCTTTCAATATCCTGTAATCTTTTAGTCAGTCTTTCTATTTTTGATGCACTTCTTGTCCTTGCCAATTGCTTTTCAATCCTTCTTACTTCATCATAAACAGATTTAGGTATATTAGCACTAGGATCAAAACCAAACTTTTTGTTAAATTGACGTTCAGTGTTGCTTGGATCAAAACTACCAGATTCAAATCTTGCATCTCCTTGACCATATTTAAATCCTGTTCCTCTGGTGCCAGCATAGTCAGCACCACGGGTAACTGATGTGATTCTTTTTTGAGTTCTTACAAGAGGTTTTCTTTTTTTTCCCGATTCACCAATTGCTTGAGTTACTAATTGTTTTTTAAAAACTTTTTTTCCTCTAACCTTTCTCTTAACTTGTTGTCTTGCTTGGGTTTTTTTTGTTTCTTTACCTTTACGGAAAGTTCTTGTTCCCTCTTGTCTAATAAGTTTTTTAAATCTTCTAGGTGCTTTTGGTTTTGGTTTTACAAAAGGAGGTCGTGGTAGTGTATCATCTTCTCTTCCTACTGCAAAAGTAAAATTATCATCACCTTCATCTCCAGAACTAGTTCCTTTACCCTTGAATAAAAGAGAAAGACCAAGTAATCCAAGACCAGCTGCTCCTGCACCAATAACTTTTTTGGTAATACCATCTTTTGGAGTTTCTATATCCTTTAAATCTTTTGTTTCTTTTTTAATAAACTTTAAAAACTTATCAAAATCAGGTTTACTCTGAAACCTTAGTGATGAAATAGAAGATTTACTTATGGCTGGTTTTAATTTTTCCATAATTATACAATATTAAAATCAACTTTATTAAACAAGTATGAAAAATTATCATGGTCAACATTACTATGCACTACCATACTAGAACCACCAGATGGATTTCCTGAAGAATCATTTCTCACTAACTCACCGTTGTTTTGATTACCCATTGGTAACATTCCCACTTGAGTTCCACCACCTCCAACTCCTCCACTAGTTGTGTCAGTGGCACCGTTAAGTGATTGAACTCTTTGAGATACTTTCTTTCCCTTAAGATTGGGCAGAGAACTAAGTTCCTTTAAGAAATTTGTTTTATCATCACCCTCAATACCACCAAGAGCATTTCCCTTAACTTTATCCAGATACTTTATGGTATCTTGTGCTTGTCTTTTATTACTCTCCGATATATTTCTTTTTAAATCTCTTTGATAGTATAATTTTGCATTTTCTATGTCATCCTGACTAGCAAATTCAGATAAAGATTGTTGAATTGCTGTTAATTTTTCCTGTGGATTGAGACTAGTGTAATCTTCACCAGTATAGATACCCTCTTGTGCTACTTGGTCTTCAGCTTGGCTTCTAAGAAAGTTCCTTGGATCAAGATCGCTGAGACTGCGACCAGCAAAAAATCCAGCAAAAGGTAATACGTTCCTTAATACTGGATTATTAAAAAATTCAGGTACCCTAAGTCTAGAACCTGGAATATCAAATAGTCTTCTCTTTGGAAATTCCATTTGACCCGTTTCCAGTAAATTAATTCTACTTTTAATGGCATCTATGGTTCTTAAATCTGAATTATTTTTAAATCTTTTTTTATTTAAAGTTTCTAATTGATCTTTTAGGGTAGCAATTTCAGCATTAGTTGCTGCAATTCTAATTTCCTGAACATCTTCACCTTCACCTGAAAATTCTTCTATTCTCTGATTACTTTCCTTTTCTATTTTTTTATATTCTTGAGATTGAAAATTATCAATGATTATTGATTCTGCAACATTTCGAATGAAAGTTGCCACTCCAGAAGCTTTGTCTTGAATAAATCCAAGAATTTGATCCTTAAATGCAAATAATAAAGCACCTATACCTCCAACTGCAACCACACCCAAAATTACTTTTAGAAATGGACTCATAAGAAGTTTAAATATTCCAGCTGCTCCTTTCAGTCCACCAACTACCTTTCCAATAAATCCAAAAATTCCACCAGCACCTTTACCTACTGCCTTCTTCAAAGATTTTGCAATTCCAAAAGTAGCGACCATCGAATCTCGAATGGTTTTTAAACTTTTCTGTAGTATTTTAGAATTCTTTTTAGAACCAAAGAACTCAATAAAATTCATACTGAATTTTTGTGGTTTTGATACTGCTGAAGAAGATATTCTGTTAGTGGCTCTCTGAACATTACGAACACTATTTCTAGCAGCAGAAAATAAACCTACACTTGCAGATTTTGTTATTCTTCTGGGTGCAATAGTTGGTCTAAACATTTACATTCCTGCTTGCTTTGCTTTTAAATTTTCATCATCAATCCATTGATTTAACAATCCAACATAGATGTCTCTCTCCCAAGGCATCATATTTTCAATTTCGGTCAAAGAATATTTATGGTGTTGTATCAAAGCAAAGTTAAGTTTAAAGTATGACTCAAGATCAATATGAGCCATAACTACCCGAAAAAACTCGTTATACCCTCCAACGTAACATCACTTTCAACTTTTGTTTTTGGATTAACCACCTTAACTGTATGGGATAGTTTAGGCATAGTTTCAAAAAAAGTTTCAACTTCTTTAAATTGACTTGAATTTAAAGTTTCTAACCATTCATTTAATTCTTTCTTTGTGCAGTCAGATGCTGCCCAAGATTCTTCTTCATTGTAAACAACATCAATACAAGATGCAATAATATCTAAAGATGTATCAAATGCAATATCAGTTTCATTTTCCACATCAAAATTATTTTGAACAAATTCACTTAACGATGGATACTTCATTCTTAAAGTTAGATTTTGATCTAACTTAATGTCACGATTATGTTTTTCATTTTTTTGAACTTGTATTTCATCAATAAAAATTTGTGTTTCAACTTGTGTTTCATCATCATCAGGACAAGTTATTAACACATCTACGGATTCACCCACAGATTTACCACGTATATTCAGGAAGATGTATTCAATATCAAATGTGGGGAGTTCTTCAACTTTAATTCCTCTAGTCAATATGCATGATTTTAAGGTAGATTTAATTGCAGTTGTAATCTGCTTTGTATCCTGACTCTCTAAAGCAAGAATCAAAATCTTCTCCTCTCTCACAAGGAATGGTCTATATTTTATTTTTTTTCCCGTTGATGGTAAAACCAACTCATGTGTCGGGGTAGATATTTTTGGTAAAGGCATAATATTATATTCAGTATTGTATATAGCAAGGTTTTAGTAACCTGATGAATACCCACCGCCACCTTGGTTCTGCTGCTGTTGGTTATTGTTATTATCCTGTTGCTGCTGTTGCTGTTGATTATCCTCTTGTTGCTGCTGTTGCTGTTGATTATCCTCTTGTTGTTGCTGATTGTCTTCTTGTTGTTGTTGCTGCTGTTGATTATCTTCTTGTTGCTGTTGCTGCTCCTGTTGCTGGTCATCATCACCACTAGGTGCACCATCAGTTGTAACTGTGTATGATGCACTTGCTGGTAAACTCTCTGCCATAGTATCATAAATTATCTCATGAGGATAAGAAGAGTGTTCTGCTCCAACCATTTTTACACCTGTATCAGGGTGAACATGGAAAGGCCCGTAATATGGTTTACCATTTACATACCCCTTCAATTCTTGTGCACCAGAAGTGTTTACAGATGTTCTTATTTCATTACCAAATCTTCTTGGTATAGTTGGATTCACTTGAGTTAGTCGATTACTATAAACTTTTTCTCTAACTGATTGCTGTAAATTACCATGCTTCTCAACTGTATGTCTCAGGTAGGTAAAGACAACTGTAACTTGTAGAAATGTACTACCATCATAAGACATTGGGACTGCATTAATATTAACAGGAAACGTATCTATAAAACGATAAGTTAACAATGGCATATTTTTGAAAGTATTATTCTGGTCATTTGGATTTTGTAAAAAATCTCTCTCAAATTTGGTAATTGATATTCTTCTCCTATAATCATCTGGATATCTAAATCTTGAATAAGTATTTCTCTCTTGATATGCATCAAATTGACTTGATTCATTACCATCGTATCTACCATTTGTTTCATTATAAACTGGATTAATATAATTCATCCACTCTTCAAACATACGTAATACATTATAATCATCATCAATATAAAAAGTTAAATCAAATTCATTATAGATTCTTCTTGATGCAAATCTCTCTGTCATTCCCTGACGACTTCCAAGTTCTTCTGAAATGTTAAAGTTTGAACCTGGTAATGATGCCTGAGAGCATAAGAAATCATACTTTTGACTTGTAGATGTAGTATCATTAAACAATCCACAGTTAGTTAAGTATTCATATAAACCAAGATTATCTCCTATCTGACTTCTACGCACAAGATCTAACGATACCTTAAACTGACTTGATATCGCAAGTTTTGAAAATATTGGACTAGCATTAGGTATACTTAGATATAAGTCTTCCGATTTTATTGCCATCTAAATAGTTTTAAATTGTTCCTGATAATATATGTATGTCATATAAAGGAAAGTATTATCCTCGATACCCGAAAAAGTATAAAGGAGATCCCCGAAATATTATTTATAGGTCTTTGTGGGAAAGAAAGTTTATGAACTATTGTGATTTGACTGAAACAGTAAGTGAATGGCAATCAGAAGAGTTCTGGATTCCTTATCGCTCTCCAATAGATAACCGAATTCATAGATATTTTCCAGACTTCTTTGTAAAGTATATTGATAAGCAAGGGAAAAAAAGAACTATGGTTGTAGAGGTTAAACCAAAGAAAGAAACAAAGATGCCAGAGGTAAATCCAAAGAAAAGAACAAAGTCATGGGCAACCTCTGTTCAAAAATTTGCAGTTAACCAAGCAAAATGGAAAGCAGCAAGGGAATTCTGTGCGGATCGTAATTTAGAATTTAGAATTATGACTGAAGATAATCTTGGTATCAAATGACTATCGGAGAAAAAATAAGAGAAAGAGCACAAGGTGTTGCTAATACAGGGCCAGATTGGTTTGCGAATGAGTTGTATTCGGAACTCTCTGAAGTCGCACAGGTTCGTTTACCAGAAGTTGGAGAACTTTGTTTCTTTTCATATACTGCACAATTTCCAGAAAAATATCCATACTATGATCGCAGACCACTTGTTTATGTTATGGATTTACAAGAAGATAAAATACTTGGTGGTAATCTTCACTATCTAAATCCAGACTACCGTGATGAAGTTGCAAAAGGTCTCATAAATAAAACGAGTGCTATCTTACCAAAGAAGACATTACACAGATATTTTTACAGTAACATCGGAGACATTTTTATTATTCCACCTGACCCCGAAGAGTATGCAAGTGTTGCACAATTAGTAACTGAGAATTTTTCTAATAAATATGGGCAGAAGGTATCACCGCAAAAGGCTTGGGATTCAATTTAAATGTCTGAAACAAATACTACTGATAATAATACTTACCATGAAGTGAATATAGACTCATATCCACAACTTCAGGACAATGATAATGCGGGCCCTTTTGATAGACAGGCCAAATTATTCACAAATGCTAATGGTGAAGCAAAACTTACTTCACGTGGTGCGAATGAAAATAATTTTGAAGTATTTGCAAATTGGTATGATTTTGATAAACAAGAATTTACAACTGCAGGAAGAAATTTTTATACAAAACAAATGGAAAGTTCTTCAGATGATGAGAAAAATGCTTACTTAACTCAAGTAGAAAACGAACTTAAATCAGCACTGATTGCTGATTATAATAAAAGAAAGAAATCAAATCCAAATGCAAAACCAAATCCACTATTAGGACTCGGTGGAGTCAAACCTCCTTCAAACGGAGAAGATCCTCCTCCCCAACAAGGGATAGTTTTACCAGAGTTTGGTCATGTTGATAACATCTTACAGACATTAAGTTTAAGAAATTTGAAGTATCCAATTGATGCTGACTATGGAAATACTCAAGATTATATACAGATAAATCAATTTACATATAAAGCACCTCAAGCAAACTTATTCTTTGGATCAGACACAGAAAAAACTGATGGAGGATATGATCCTAGTCAAATAACTGATGGTGGAGTTCCTACAGGTAGACCAACAGAAAAAGCACTTGGTTTAGTTAAACTACCAATGCCAAATAGTTTAGCAGACTCAAATAACGTATCATGGGGGCCTGATCAACTTAATGCTCTTACTGCTGCTGTTTCTTCAGGAGTATTAGGTCAAACAAATGCAGCAATTAAAGATATTTCTGATTTTATTAATAATGATTTTGAGAAAGGCAAACCTCTTCAAAATTTAAATCGATTATTGCAAACCGTTAGTGGAACTATCGGGGGAGGTATTACTGCAGCAAAACAAGAAGGAGGAGATATTCTGTCTCAAATTGGATCTCCAGGTTCTAACTTAAACACTCTTGGTAGATCAGTGCTTGGATCTGCAGTTCTTAATTTTTTACAGTTTCAGGTTTCACCAGAATCAATTTTAGCAAGAGGTTCAGGTATGATTCCAAACAACAATCTTGCTTTACTTTTTAATTCACCTACACTTAGAGAATTTACTTTTAGTTGGAAGATGAGTCCACGTAGTCGAGAAGAAGCAATCAGAGTTAATAATATACTTCGTTTCTTTAAGCAAGGAATGGCACCAAAAAAAGGTACAAAACGTGGAGGTAGAGCAAGAGCTGGAAGTGGATCCTTCTTTTTAGGAACGCCAAATATATTTGATATACATTTTAAAACAGCAAGAGAGAAAGGCAGTGGTTACAATCAATTATTTGATCGTAATGATTCTGTTCTCCGAATTAAAACTTGTGCATGCACTGGTGCTGCAGTTAACTACACTCCAGAAGGAATGTGGAATGCTTACGAAGAAGGTCAACCAGTTGCAATTACATTCACACTTAGATTCTCAGAACTCGAACCAATATTTGATACAGATTATGATGATAATTACTTTAACTATGATCCTCAGAGAACTGATCTTCTCCCAGTACCAATAGATGCGGTGGGTTACTAATGGCATACTTTCAAGAACTACCAAATATATCTTATCCTTCTTTTTTAAATTCAAGAAATAAAATTGAAGATAGAATTATAGTAAAAAATATATTTAAAAGAGCAAAGTTAAGAACCGATTTAGATCAAGCAATTACTGCTTTTAATTATTACAATATCTCAGAGGGTATGAGACCAGATATGGTTGCTCAAGACTTGTATGGTGATTCGGAATTAGATTGGATTATATTGATATCAAATAATATTATAAATGTAAGAGATCAATGGCCATTGAATCATAATGATTTACATGAGCATATGCTAGAAAAATATGGATCGGAAGCAAACATAGCAAAAGTTGAAATTTATGAAACAAGAGAAATATTAGATGAATTCAACAGAGTCATAATGCCTGCAGGTTTACGAGTTGATAAAGAGTTTAGTTTTGAATATTTGAATTTCTCAAAGCAAGTTGTAAAAGTTCTTTCAAGTGAAGTAGTAGCAGGAATTTCAAATTATGAATATGAAGTTAGACTTAATGATGAGAAGAGAAGAATTAAAGTATTAAAACCAGAGTACGTAGATGGATTTTTAATTGACCATAAAGAAATTATGACTTACGAGGAATCATCAGATTATATTTCTGATAGATTAAAGGGAACTGAAAATCCAAGAATATCAGGGGTATAAAAAAACCCACCTTGCGGTGGGTTGTGTGTCTTAAGAATTGACTAATCGAGAGAAGTAACTCAGCGATTCATCATCTTCATCGGATGTTGCTTCTTCTACTGCTGCAACTTCTTTTACTGGTTCGGA